GAACGCGTTCACGGGGTGGCGTCCGACCTTGGAATGCCGTCTGACGGAAAGAAAGGGCTGAACAAATGGCGAAAAGCAGGATATCGGTCGACTTCAACCCGAAGTTCTTCGACGAGATTCTCAACAGCGCGGGAGTCAAGGCGCTTACCACGCTGGCCGCGAACAGGGCACTCGCCTACGCGAAGGCGTCCGCTCCGGTAGATACCGGCGCATATCGCGACGGACTTGGCATAGAGGAGGTCAAAAGGGAGCACCGAACGACCGTCATGGTCGTCGGCCACGACCCGAAGACCCTGCTCGTGGAGGCGCAGACCGGCAATCTGGCCAAGTCTTTGAGGAAGGCGAAGGTCTGATGGCAGGCGTCATCCCACCAGACCTTGAGCTTTTCCTTACCGGCTGGCTGCGCTCCAACATCACGGACGTCGCGGGCCTGCAGGTCGGAAACCGCATCCCGGACGATTACGACGGCTCCTATCCGCTCGTGGTCGTGCGTGATGACGGCGGTACGCAATCCGCCGACCGTGTGACGTTCGACAGGTCGATAGGCGTCAACGTGCTCGGATGGACGCGCAACGACACGAAACCATGCCGCGATCTGGCGGGCCGAGTGTACGGCGTGCTGACCGGCGAGCCCGGCATCCTCATCGGATTCGCCGAAGGCAGCCGCATCTGCGCCGTCGTGTCTGACGGATGCAACGGCCCGTACCCGGTCGGCGAGGACGCGGCATGGTGCCGCTACTACATGACCGTCGAATATTCGACGGCCGGAATCAGACAACCATAAGGAAGGAATCACCATGGCCAAAGACAGTCAGGGCATGGATCTGGGACAGGTGGAGGCGCTCGTCACCGCAGCCATCATGATCGTCCCATACTCCACCGAAAACAGAATCACGCCGGAAATGATCGCATCCAGCAAGGCGACGACGGAACTTCCGGCCGCCTACAATCGGTCGACCGCATGCATCGGACTCGTCAAGTCCGACGGCGGCAATCAGGATTCGCGCGACGGCGACGACCCGCTCGAGTTTTTGCAGGACGGGTACAAGAAGCTGCCGTTGGCGACCAGCCTCACGCAGACTTTCAGCCCGGCCGAAAACAATGCGCTGACCCGCAAGATCACCATCGGCGAGCCGGACTCCCAGGGCGTCTACCACGTGGCCGACATCATCCAGGATGCGAAATGGATGGTGTACGAGGAGGAGACGTTCGACACCGGGCGTGTCCATCGTCGTGCCGGCGTCGTGCAGGTCACCGGCAACGAACCGGACCAGCAGGAGCGTGGCTCGGTCACAGGCCGCGAGCTCACCGTCGAATGGATGAAGGACCCGCTGTATGTGGATCCTGAGCATCCGAACACGCGCTGGATCGAAAGCTGGTACGACCCAAAAGCGTGACGGCGGTGGCCGTGACTTCGGCTGACGGCAATACGAGGCCGTCGGTCGTCCAAGGCGCGAAGCTCGCGCTCAAGGCCGTCGTCACCCATGTGGACGAGACCACCGTGGACGTGACCGGACAGGCCACATTCACATCCAAGGATGCAGGCGTGGCGACCGTCGATGGCGGCACGCTCACCGCCGTCACGGCCGGAAGCGCGAGGATCAACGCCACCTATGGCGGCGTGACCTCACCCGATCTGACGGTCACCGTCACCGCACGCGCCGCCTGACCGGCGGACGAAAATCTTCCCGGACCGCCCATCTCGCCTGTCTGCGCGGTCCGGGAATTTTTTTTCACGGCAGGCAGGCGAAAAGCAGATAGGACAAGACAATGACTTCCACTTCCACCGACTTCAAGCCGACCGTCGAGGATTTCGACCAGTGGACGGAAAAAAACGATGAGGAGGCGTTCGCCTCCATCGCGCAGAACTACAAGGTGCGCCACATCATCAAGGGCGATGTGTATTGGGCGCTCGTGCCCGGCGGCCGCACGTACAAGCTTCCATTGTCGATGAGCATCGACGATTTCACCAGACTGTCGAACACGTCCGATGACACGGAAAGCGTCGAACAGCTCAAACGCATTCTGAGTGCCTTCGCAGGCGACAAACAGGCGAAAGCGCTGAACGGCGAACCGGTGCAGGTCGTGTTCAACCTCCTGTCCGACTATGGCGACGCGGTGGTGCGCGCGCAGGGCACCTCACTGGGAAAATCCAATGGTTCGCCCGCCAGCTCGCCGACCACGGGAGCGTGATCCGAGCCGATTTCACGGCGCATGGGTGGAGTCTGCAGGCCGATCTTGGCGGCAGGCTCCGCTACGGCGACGCGATAGCGCTCCTCGAGCAGATTATCGGCGATCCGTCTACCTACACGGGCGCGGAGCTCAACGGCTTGGATTATCCGGCCCGGTGGGGTGAGATACCGGTCGTCTACGCGCTTGGCAGCGACGAGTATCCGAAGCCTTTCGATTCGCTTGCGAAACGATTGCGGGCGGACAGGGAGAAGGCCGAGCGTGAGCGGCTGCGCGAACAGACCAAAAGCATGAGCCCGGTGTTCCAGACGCTCTACGAGGACTGATTTTGGACAAAACTGAATAGTGGAGGTGCCGCATGGCGTTCGGCAGCGAACTTGGTTCCGCGCACATCAGCGTTTTCCCCTCGATGAGGGGTTTTCGTAGCGCGGTCAACAAGGAGGTCGGCGCGAGCGGCAAGGCCGCGTCGAAAACCTTCGATTCGAGTATGGACGGCGGCAAAAGCGGTGGACTGTTCGGACGCGCGTTCAAAAACGGGTTCAGACAGTCGGCGAACGATTTCAGCGCGGATGTGCTGAAATCCTATGAGCGTGACGTGGCGAAATCCACGGCCGCATACCGTCAGGCCATGCTCCAGCAGGAGGCGGCGGCGAATCAGGTGCGTGCCGCCGAGGAGAGCGTCGCCAATGCCGTCGCCAAGCATGGTGAGGGCAGTACGCAGGCCGAGGCCGCGACCATCAGGCTCGAACAGGCGCGGCTGAAGCTGTCCACCATGACCGACCGGGCGACGCAGGCCGAGAACCGGTTGAAGGACGCGCAGAAGGCGCTCAAGGATGCTCAGGACAATCTCGCTTCCAGCAGCGAGAAGACAGCCGGTTCGCTCGGAGCGGCGTTCAAGAATCTTGGCGCGACCATCGTCCAGCCGGTCTCCGGCGCGTTCGGACGGGTCAAAAACGCGGCAACGTCGGCGTTCTCCGGCATCGCCACGAAAGCCCGCGATGGCATGAGCGCTGCCGGCGCTGCCATGCAATCCACCGCGTCACGTCTTACCGCGCCATTGTCTGCGAAGTTCTCCGCGATGAGCTCGGCCATCGCGGCAAGGATCCCAGCACCTTTCAAAAACGTCAGCAATGCCATCGGCGGCTATCTCGGCAACGTCGGCGGCGCGGTCGGCGGCGTACTGTCGCAGATTCCCGGAGCCGCCGGCAGTGTCGCGTCGGCGATAGGCTCCAAGATCAAAAGCGGCGCAGACACCGCATGGAATGCGATCAGCTCCATGTCAGGCAAGGCCGTCGGCGCCCTGAAGGGCGTCGCCACGGTCGGATTGGCTGGCGTTGGCACCGCCGTCGCTGCTTTGGCGGGCGTCGGCAAGAGCGCTCTCGACGCATACGCGACCTACGAGCAGGCCGTCGGCGGCGTGGACACGCTGTTCAAGGACGCTTCGGGCACTGTGCAGAAATACGCGGCGGAAGCGTACCGGACGGCCGGAGTGAGCGCCAACGAGTACATGACGCAGGTCACGAGCTTTTCCGCCTCGCTGATCAGCTCGCTCGGCGGCGACACTGCGAAGGCCGCTGAACTCGGCAATACCGCCATGGTCGACATGTCGGACAACGCCAACAAGATGGGCACCGACATCGAGACCATCCAACAGACCTACCAGAGTCTGGCGCGCGGCAATTACGCCATGCTCGACAATCTGAAGCTCGGCTACGGCGGTACCAAATCCGAGATGGAGCGTCTGATCCAGGACGCGAACAAGGTCAAGCAGGCCAACGGTGAGATGGGCGACCTGTCCATCGACAAGTTCTCCGACGTGGTGCAGGCCATCCACATC